CGCGTCTTTTCTGTCGCGCAGCGCCTCAACGGCATAGGCACAGAGCAGGTCGAAGCCGCAAAAAAAGCCTAAAGGCTCATCCCACCCGGCGATTCGTTTTCAGACTCGCTCTGGCACTCGGACTTCCAGTTCGTGAACTGCTGGGGCGCATTGGATCGGACGAGCTCACCGAGTGGATGGCCTTTTACCAACTCGAGCCCTTTGGTGACATGCGAGCGGACCTTCGTAGCGGCGTAGTCGCAGCAACCTTCGCAAACGCGAACCGATCAAAAAATGCCAAAGCATTCACGCCAGAAGATTTCATGCCCTATGTCGATCGTCCTGAGCCGCAGGTGGATACCCGTTTGAATGTCATCAAGTTCAAGACGATGTTCGCGCACAAAGTGAAAAAACATGGCTGACCTGGGCTCGCTCGTCGTCAAGCTGTCTGCCGAAACCTCCGAGTTCCGTGCAGACCTTGGCCGCACGGCCAGGCTGTTGGATCGTCATGCCAATGACATGAAGAGCTCGATGCAGCAGGTTGCGAGCGTCGCCAAGGCGGCCTTTGCGGTAGCGATTGGCACGACGTCGGTCGTTGCAATGCAGGCCTTTGTCACGAAGACGCTTGAGGCCGCTGCAGCCCTTCAAGGCTTGTCTGAGCAAACAGGCGCGAGTACGACCGCTCTCTCAGGCTTTGCCCCTGTGGCCACCATTTCCGGTACTGCCATGGAGGCGATTGGCGCTAGCTTGGCAAAGCTGTCCAAGGGATTGGCCGGCGTAGACGACGAAACGGCCGGTGCTTCAAAGGCGCTTCAGTTCCTGGGCATTCGGGCAAAGGACGTCAGCGGGAATCTTCGAGACCCGGCCGATGTCATGAACGATATCGCCCTCAAACTGGCTGAGTTCGAAGACGGTGCAGGCAAGACCGCTGTGGCGATGGAGTTGTTTGGCAAGTCGGGTGCCGCGATGCTGCCATTCCTTAAAGATCTTGCAGAAAACCAAGATCTGAATATTCGCTTGACGGCTCAGCAGATTGAAGAGGCCGACGGGGCGTCCAAAGCCATGGCGCGCATGAGGGCAGAGTCAAACTTTGTCGCGCAGACGCTGGTCACCTCAGCCATCCCGTCAATGTCTGTTTTGGCCAAAGAGTTAAAAAGTGTTTTGCTCGGAACGGACAACGCCGTAGAAGGCATTCAACGCCTGCGCACTGAGGGCACGCTCACAGCTTGGGCTGAAAACACGGCCTACGCGATTGCCGTAGTAATTGACTCACTGCGCGTCATTGGCAGCATGATCAAGTCGGTCGTCAGCAGCTTTTCGGCTGTATGGGCTGACATGGAACTGGCGGGTACGTTTTTGGCTGGCGGCAAGGGCTTGAATCCCTTTTCTGAGGAAAACCGTGCAATCTTGAAGGCGGCACTGGAAAAGCGAAACACCATCGTTGAGCAGGCCAACCAGAACTACGTTGAACTCTGGAACATGCCGTTGCTGGCCGATGCTGTTAGCAAGCGCTTTGATGAGATTCGCAAGGCAAGTGAAGCAGTGAATGGAAAAAATGGCGCAAATGGAGCCGAGCAGCCAGCCGCACCGCGAAAGCCACTGAACTACAGCACCGCAACGACTGCCGTAACCGCCAACGCCATGGCCGGTATTGACAGCCAGGTCAAGCGCTTGCAGGCCATGGTGGATGTGGAAAGTGGAATCCTCAAAGACCGCCAACACATCATCGACCTCTATGAAAGCCAGGGGTATCTCAGCTTCAAAGAAGCCAGCCAGGCCCGTCTTGCAGCGCAAGAAGACTTCACCGACAAACTGCGAGCGTTGTCTAACGAGGAGGAGTCCATTTTGCGCCGCGGCCTTGATAGGGTGGCCAAGACGGCTCAGGATAAGCTCAAATTGCAGGACCGGTTGGTGGAGATCACCCTCAAGCGCCAAAAACTTGAGCGCGATGCGCAGCAATCCAACCTTGAGCGTGAGATCCGCCTTCCAGGCGAGACGCTCAAAGATCTTCAAGAGCAAGCTGCGCGAGGTCAGAGTGAGCTGCGTGCGGTTGAAGAGCAGATAAAGACGCTGCGCGATACGGGTGCCATCAGCGAAATCGAGTCGCTGCGGCGCTTGGCGAGTGCTCGCCAAGAAAGCGCAACGCAACTCGCTGCCTTGGCCCAGCAGTCCCGTGATTTGACAGATGCTGCCCCTGGCAATGAAAAGCTGGCCGATGCATTCAAAAAGATTGAGGAAGCCGCGCGTCAGGCAGCAGACGGGGCCAGTTTGCTGACCCAGCGCGCCAAAGAGCTGTCTGACCCGGAGGCCGGTTTTGCAAAAGGACTTCGATCGGTGGCCGAGGAGGCTGAGCAGATTGGCAAGCAGATGGAGTCAGCCACCTTGCGCGCATTCAATGGGATGACCGACGCGCTGGTGGACTTTGTGATGACCGGTAAGTTGGACTTTCGCTCGCTGGCCAACTCGATCATTTCGGACATGATCCGCATTCAGATTCAGCAAAGCATCACGCGGCCATTGGCCGGCTGGCTCGGCTCGCTCATCGGCTCCGCATTTGGGGGTACCGGAGGCGCGACGGTCGGCGCCCCCGCCTCTCAGGTGGTGCCCATCACGATGACGGCAGCCAACGGCGGAATCATGAGCAACATGGGACCGCTTGCCCTCAACCAGTACGCCAACGGAGGCATCGCTACCGGACCGCAACTGGCGCTGTTTGGCGAGGGCCGAATGAATGAGGCCTATGTACCCTTGCCGGATGGCCGCAGCATCCCGGTCACGATGTCCGGTGGCGGCGGTGGTGATGTGTTCAACATCTCGGTGAGCGTGTCTGACGCGGGAGCCGCTGCCAGCGGCGATGAAGCAGGTGGCCGTGACCTTGGCAAGGCAATCGCCAGCGCGGTACGCCAAGAGTTGCTCGCGCAAAAGCGTGCGGGTGGCCTGTTGGATACGCGAAGGGCCTTGTAAATGGCAACCTTCACTTGGACTCCGTCAGTCGGTGCCAGCGTGGCCCTGCGCCCCAGCGTGCGCCGCGTGGCGTTTGGCGACGGCTACGAGCAGCGGCTGGCCTTTGGACTCAACACCAGGCCCGAAATCTGGACCTTGGAGTTTCGCGGCCGCGCGAGTCTGGACGCGGCCGCCATCGATAACTTCTTGCGTGCCCGTGGTGCGGTCCAGGCCTTTGACTGGGTATCACCGACTGGAGCCTCTGGCAAGTTCACGTGCGAGGAATGGAGCCGGTCTTTGGACGAGCCCAACGTTGAGACGGTGCGTGCAACCTTCAAGCAAGTGTTTGATCTGTCATGACGCAGCCGTCCACCTCTTCGGCGATCACGTCTGAGATCCAGAAGCTCGCGCCCAGCGCCGTGATCGAGTTATTCGTGCTGGACCTGTCCCTGTTCGGGCAGGGTCCAGTGCGCTTTCATGCAGGCACCAACGCGCTGATGCAGCGGGTCGTCTGGCAGGGCAATGCCTATGAGGCCTTTCCGATCCAGGTGGAGGGCTTTGAGCTGAACGGTGGAGGTCAGGTGCCGCGGCCACGGCTGCGTGTTGCCAACGTCACCGGCTCGATCACGGCCCTGGTGCTGAGCTATCAGGACCTCATCGGCGCCAAGATCACCCGCAAGCGCACCTTGGCCAAGTACATGGACGCCGTGAACTTCCCGGGCGCAGTGAACCCGAGCGCCGACCGGTCCGCCGAGTTCGCAGACGACATTTACTACGTCGACCGCAAGTCGCGCGAAACCCGGGATGTCGTCGAATTCGAGTTGGCTGCCTCGTTCGATTTGGAAGGCGTTTGCCTGCCGCGTCGGCAGATCGTCCAGAACGTCTGCCCCTGGCGATATCGCGGCAGTGAGTGTGGCTACACCGGTCCCGCGTATTTCGATGCGAACGATCAGGCGGTGGGCGGGAGCGGCCAGGACGTCTGCGGCAAGCGCCTGTCGTCTTGCCAGGCGCGGTTTGGACAACACGCCGAGCTCTCGTTCGGGGGCTTTCCGGCTGCGGGCCTGATCCGCTGATGCTCGCCGAGAACAAGGCGCTGGCGCTTGAGCACGCCCGCGCGGATTACCCGCGCGAGGCTTGTGGGCTGCTCGTGATCCGCAAGGGCCGCGAGGTCTACGCCCGCTGCCGAAACATTGGCGTGGGAACCGACCAGTTCGTGATCCACCCAGAGGACTACGCAGCGGCCGACATACAGGGCGAGATTGTGGGGGTGGTGCACAGCCATCCAGGGATGTCGCCCGAGCCCAGCCAAGCCGACCGGGTGGCCTGTGAGGCCAGCGGTCTGCCGTGGCACATCGTGGGGTTCCCCAGCGAGGACTGGGTCCGTATTGAGCCGACCGGCTTTGTAGCGCCCTTGGTCGGTCGGGAATGGTCGCATGGCGTCCTGGACTGCTATTCCCTGGTGCGGGACTGGTTCCGCAGTGAGCGCGGCGTGCTTCTTCCCAACTTTGCCCGCTTCGATGACTGGTGGAAGCGGGGCGAGAACCTCTACCTGGATAACTTTGCGCAGGTCGGCTTTGAGGCCGTCAACTTCGCCGACCTGCGCAGTCTGCAGCCGGGCGACTGCTTCCTAATGCAGGTGGCGTCGCCCGTTCCCAATCATGCAGCCGTGTACCTCGGCGACGGTCTGATCCTGCATCACTTGCAGGGCAGGCTGTCGAGCCGGGATGTCTACGGCGGCTACTGGCACAAAGTCACAACCCACGTTCTTAAAT